CTGCATAGGAACCACTACTAGAAGTACCGCCGCCGCCTCCACCACCGGCAATAACTAAACAATCGACTAGACCTGTTGTGCCAACAGAAGTGATCGTAAAAGTTCCAGACCCTGTAAATGTATGGATCCGATAGCCACCCACATCAGTAATAGTTCCACCAGTGGCAACAATAAACGGATTGTAAATTGGCCAAATTGAGGCTTGCTTCGCATTAAAAACCTCGGAAAGTGTCCATACTCCAGAAGCGCTTGCCTGGCTTGGTGTGTTGATCTTCCCTATTATGCCGCCGTTGCTCATACTGTTATCTCCAATGCGCTTAATGTAACTTCAAGATCATTGGCGACTGCGGCGGTTGCGCGGATTTTTTGCGACTGCTTGAGAATCACTTTATTTGCAACTACTTCAAGCGATGCGTCTGCTGGTACTGTGATTGTGCTTGCCAACGTGCTCAACACTGCATTGCTGCCATCTGTCACCGTAATTGTGACATCAGCGTTATTTGTGCCATCGACGTTGGCGACCAAGCAGCTCAGCACAATGGCGCGGTCACCAGCGTTGCTCGTTGGTGCCTGGTAGATGTCAGTTGCTGAGGTGCTCGTGAGCTTGACGCTCGCGTTGTTAAAAGTTTCAGCCATGGCGGAGCTCCGTTGGTATCATCCTAAGGCAATGGCAAGGCCAATGCTCACGCCACCAGCTGTTGGTGTTTGCCAGCTTAGCGTGCCAGTGCCGTTAGTTCTCAGCACTTGTCCGCTTGTACCATCAGCAGCAGGTAACGTCCAAGTGACGTTGCTCGTTATTGTGGCTGGTGCTTGGAAGGCAACCCAGTTGCTGCTGTCGGCATCGGCAAAGCGTAGATCTGATTGAGCGTTGAGAGTGACATCACCTGTTAATGCACCACCAGCCTTAGGCAGCGCAGCGTTGGCCAGGTCGTAGGCAGATTTAACCGCGTTCGGTGTTGCAGCCGTGGTAGTGCTGGTCGAACTGGTCGAATCCGTCAGTTGCACCACGCCCACCACGCTGGTAGTGCCAGCAACGATCTTGCTGCCACTGATCGCTGCACTGGCGTTGATGTCAGCGTCAACGATCGTGCCGTTAGCGATCATCGTGCTGGTGACCGTACCGGTGTCGCCGGTGGTGATCACCGTACCAGTCACATCGGGCAACGTGATGGTGCGATCTGCTGTGGGGTCCACAACTGCCACCGTGGTCTCAAATGCATTTGCAGTGCTGCCTTCAAACGTCAAGCTACCGGCTGTGCCGATCAGCAACTCACCGGTGACCGTTCCGCCAGCCTTGGGCAGCTTCTCGGTGTCCACCTCCTCAAGCGCCGCTTGAACATTGGTTGCAGAGATGCTGCCACTTGGCGTGAACGATACGTTGGCGGCCACCTGCGACGTAATCGTCTGCGATACGTCGATCTCGGTCCAGGCGTTGCCGTTTGAAAGAATGATGTCCGGCGGAGTCAACGCAACAGTTGGCGCTGGCGCTACTCCCGTTCCAGCTTCAGCAACCACCAAGTAATAACGGTTATTTGCAGCCGCCGCAGCAGGTAATGCTTGGCCGACCGTGAGGCCAACCGCTGTGCCGTCACTGGTTACGCTGGCCACCAGATTGGTTCCCGCGTCATAGGTGCCGGCAAACACGATCTCACCGACCGAGATGCCGATCGGTTGCCAGACGTTGCCGTCCCAAATGTAAATGTCGCGAGTTAGTGAGTTGAAATACAGTTGGCCGGTGTATTCGGCAGTTGGCTGAGTTGAGCCGAATTGTGCTGTCGAGCTATTGGAAAGCTTTGCGCCTGTAACCGCATCGTTGGCTAGGCGATCAGTCGGCAGCGTGCCGCTGGTCAGCTTATCGGTGCTTAGCTCAGGGATGTCTGCTGCTACCAATGCAGAGCCAGCAGTGACATGCCCTTGTGCATCAAAAGTGATTTTGGGATAGGTGCCAGTCGATACGGTGTTGGTGTGGTTGATCTGTCCATCAACTGCAACACTGAGACCGCTACCGGGGTAGACCCCGCCGACGCTGCTCGATCCTGCTAGCGGAAGGTCGCCCGACTGGATAGTTCGGCCGGCCGTCACAAGGCCCTTGGCCGTGTATCGCACAACGTGATACGCGGAGGTATTCGCTGTGACGGTGTTGTCGATTTGAACGGTATCGCCGCTCATCGTCAGACCGCTGCCGTTGACCTGTACTGCACCCTTGGCGCCCGTGGTGGCAGTCGGCAAATCGCCAGCTGCAATGATTCGATAGCTGACGGCGCCAGCAGCTGCGGTAGGACCGGCCAGGAACTGCGCAGCCAAGCTGCTGTTGTCCAGCGTGGTATTGATTGTGACCGTATCACCCGATGTACTGACGGTGACGTTGACGATCCCTGTGCTGCCGCCGATGACGGTGTTGATGGATCCAGCAGCTTTGATGCTTTGCCAGGCACTGCCATCCCAGCAATAAACCTTTAAGTCATCTGTATCGAGCGCCAGCTGACCGGTGAAGGCACCAGAACCAGGGAGGGTAGTGACGAGATCAACAGTGGACTCATTGGCCAGCTTGTCGGCCGTCACTCCATCGTTCGCCAGCTGCGTGGTACCGACTCCGCCAGTTGCGATTGACGCACCTGCGATTTGTCCAGCGCTGAACAGGATCTTCGCGCCTGGGATCGTGGCGTCAGCGATCAGCGTGGTGGCATTACCCACTAGATCGGTGACCGTGATCTTCTTGGTTTCGCTGGCCGAGACATCAACGATTGGCAGCAGGTCGCCGGCTGCCAGATTGACGCCAGCTAATGCGGCCAGTTCTGAAATCTTGAGGTCTGCCATGTCTGCTTAGCGAATTACCCGTCAGCCTCTTGAAGCAGGCTAGCAGTTGAATCCTGATCGAGCAGGATGTCATCTGTATTCTCCTGCAGCACTTTGTTGTCTGGGATGGTCTTGACCTTGAGGCGTACTGGTCCGGTAGTGATGAACTCGGCCGTCATCTCAACGATGGTGCCAGGGGAGAATTGGATGGCTGACGCGGTAATGATGCCGTTGACCTCATACCAAATTTCATCATCGGCTTGACCAGCCACACCGCTTGGGTTGTAGCTGTTGGTCTTGAGGTAAAACTGCGCGCCAAATTCGCTGCCGACTTCTGTGCGGAGCGCCAGTTGAAGCAAGTATTGCGCGGTTTCGTATTGGCCACCACCGCAACAGTCTTTGTAGTCCCACTGGCAACTGATACGGCCAGAGCCCGACATGAGCGAAGACCACTGCGAGCGAAACTGCTCTGACAGCGCCGTAATATCCACAGCCTCGCGCTGGGTATTGAGTTCGTAGCTGGTGATTGCACCAAGGATCCTTTGCTGGGTGTTGGCGATCACCACTTGAATTGGGATGTTGGTCGCGATCGCATCTAACGCGATGGCGTTTGCGCTACCGCCGTTGACTGCATTGGTGAAGCTGGAATAGAGCCTGATCCCGCCAAGCTCATCAACATTCACAAACCACTTGCCGTTTGACTGCTTGACGCCGCTGCTCCATCCAGTTTCATCAACCCAGCCAAGCGTTGCGCCGTTAGTGCTGGTGATCTCGATCTGGTCGCCAGTGATCAGATAGTCCTGGTCAAAATCAAAAGAGAACCGCTTGCGCGCTACGTTCACGTCTGATGGGTTTATCACTGACTCCAGTGCGCCTTGATCCGACTTGCGTTGAAGCGTGATCCTGCCAAAATTGCCGAGATAAACTGCCATCAGACTGTCACCGTGCTGAGATCGCCGGTGGCTTGGAAGCTTACCTGGGCCGATACGACTTCTCCAACAGCGGCGCCAAGCTGAACACTGTTGAGGTAGGCCGTCAGCGTTACGTCGTTTAAGTCTGGCCCATCCGCAAGCCGTAGCGTCAGCGTCACTGCATCAGCTTCGCTGGCGCCGCTTGCATTCGTATTCACCAGTTTGCGCAGCAACGTGCTGGCGTCAATGGTGCCGTCGTTTTCTTTGTAATACAGCAGGCTGGCGGTGCCACTGCAGGACAGCACGCCAGGAGCAAACGTCCGCCGGTGGTCACCCACGCTGGTGGTCTCGAGCAACTCCAGATCGGCCTGAAGGCTCCAGCTGGTTACCTTGACCAGGGTG